ACGGGCTTTGGTGGGACAGAAGACGGTTGGACGAAGCGATTGATATAGCTATTTCTGCCCTCCGCCCCGTCAGCCGGGAACAGGTGGAGAAGGTGTGGCATGGGAGATGGATTAAGCATGAGGGCTATGACGAGTGCAGTGAGTGTCATGCGAAATCCATTTTTGGTTATAACTATTGCCACAACTGCGGCGCTTCCATGACGGACGAGGCCGTGGAGATGGAGCTGGAGAGGATGGAGGCGCTGAATAATGATTGAATTTTTGTTCTTTGTAGGTGCGTTATCAGTCGCAGGGCTATCCATGTATGAGATCGTGAATAGCGTTTTTTATCTTTGGGAAACCAGAGAAAGGCGTGACCTGAAAAAAGAATTTATAGCATGCTGTAAAAAAAGGATGCAGGAGGCGCTGAAAGATGGCTGATATTTGCGACAGTTGTGCTTTCGAGGATGTTTGCCCAAGTGCTCACTTTAACATAACCGAAGCAAGTAAATGTGCATTTTATAAAAGCATTCGGAGGGATAAACCAGACGGGACGTGGTGGAAGGAGACGCTGAAAGATGAATGATATCAATCAAGACATAACCCGCATGATTGTTGAGATGAGGGAGCTTGGAAAGTTGCCCGCACCGTGCAAAGGTGGAAGCCACAATAACCTGTTAAGATATAACAAGCTGCGGGACCGGATTCTTGATAAATTCTTGTCCGCATTTGATGAGGGATATAGGTTGAAAAATTCCAACCGCCCGCCGGAGGGGAAGTCGATGGAGAATGAAAAGTTATTTCTCGCTTTGAGAGCAGGAGCCAGAGCGATAGTCAACAACAAGCGACTGCATGGGGAGCTTTATTTCTGGGATATTTGGGGCGAAAATGGAGGGCCCAAAGATATATCTTATCTGGAGGCTGCTACACTTATGGCAGAAACCGCAGATAAGATGGAAGAACGCCCGCCGGAGGGGGAGGAGGACACCTGATGGACTACGAAAAGCTGATTGAGTGGCTTAAAAAACCGTGCTGGGGAGAATCTGCGCACTTGGTGGACAAAGAGAGGATGGAAGCCGCCACCGCCCTCTCAACTCTCCAATCCGAAAATAAGAAGCTGCGGGCCGAGATGTCTCAAGCTCGTGAATCTTTAGATTTTGCTCGTACAAAAGACGCTGAAATTTTACGGCTTGGAATGGAGTTGGGTCATCTAAAGAAGCATATGGAAAGATTAACTCATAGGCTTGGCAATGGAGAAATTACATGCAATATGGCAAGAGATGATTGCAGGAAGATGGGCGGAGATTGTCAGATAGATAGTAAAATCCTTGACCGCCTTGCTGCTTATGAGGAAACGGGCCTGGAGCCGGAGGAGATTGATCGTATACTTGATGCTTATGGGCGCGGGATGACTCTACGGACAGAGAACGCTCAGAGATTGGAAATCTAAAGTGGCGATTTTCAAAAAATAATCAAACTAAAAACAGTTAAAAGCCTTGTGGCGCAAGGCTTTTTTCTTTTTGTGCAGTTTTATTTATATGATTTGATTTTTTCTTGAAACACTAAAATCTTTATGGTAAAATCAAGCCATAATTTTAATTTGATTTTTTACCAGAGGGGGTTTTTACTATAGCAGGTACAAAGAAAAGAGTACAAATGACAGCAAGAGAAGAAGCAAACAATCAATACTTAATAAATCCCTTTAATGAGTTCATAGCAGAAAAGAAAGCATTGGGCAGAGTAGAAGAAACACTAAAATCATATCAGACAACTTATAAAAAGTTCATGGAGTACTTTGGAGATAGAGCGGAAGAAACAGGCAATATTTGCGGCTCTATGTTCATTGAATGGACTAACGCCATGAGGGATGAGGGACTAAAGGCGGCAACAATCAATCATAATCTAAGCGATATGCGGGCATTTATGTATTGGTGTATGGACGAAAGCAGACAATATATAGACCGCTTTAGAATTAAGCTGATAAAGGTACAAGAGGAAATGCCGAAAGATTATACTGTTGAGGAAGTAAAGGCATTACTTAGAAAGCCAGATAGAAAAGCAAAGTTTACAGAGTGGCGCACATGGGCAATTTGTTGTTTTGTTGTCGGCACTGGTGCAAGATTGGGAACACTGGTAGAAATACGAATGAAAGATATAGACCTAAAGAATGGCAAGGTATTTTATCAGCATACAAAGAATAAGAAATTACAAACCGCTAATCTTTCACCGCAATTAGTAAAGTCATTAAGTGATTATATCAATATGTGGCGTATTGAGGGAGTAGAAGAAGATGACTTTCTATTCTGCAATATAAGCGGCGAACAACTTTCTAAAGCCTCTTTAGCGCAAGGATATAGACAGTATACCACAAGCAGGGGTGTTAATAAAACGAATATTCACGGCTTGCGCCATACATTTGCAAGAGAATGGTTTTTGAATGGCGGCGATGTAGTACAGCTATCAAAGATATTAGGACACTCTACACTTGCTATGAGTGAACACTACATGAACATTTATGCAGACATGGCAAAGGATAGATTTGTGCAATATAATCCACTCGACAATATCACAAGGAGCGGCGCAAGAAAGACAGTCAGGCGCAAGGACTAAGAAAGGCGGGGCGGGTATGTGTGATTATGATTTGCCGCTTGCCCTGATATTTGAGGAAATACTAACAGACAAGCCGAAAGAGCAAGCGGCGCAAGAGCAGAAAAGCGACAAAGGGGAGCGGCAGGAAAAATAGCCGCTCCCCTCTTTTTCTATGTCTGCTTGTATTTGCTTGCTAAAATGCGTTCTAAGCGGTTTATGTGTTCGGGTATGGTAGGGATACCAGAAAGCTGTTAAAACCGTTCTACGGGCGTTCTACGGCGTTACAGAGCTATTCCCACTCCGCCGTTGTATTGTGCTGCCGCCTGTGGTGTCCTCTTGCCCTCTTTCCCGCCGCCCTCTGCAAAGGGAAACGGGGGACAGCTTCCAGAGGTTGCCGCCGCCCTCTCCCGCTCCCGCTCGGCGTGGCGATTTAAGACCGCCGCCGCTTCCTTGCCTTGAGTTCGGCTAAGATGTCCTCTGTAACAGACGATTTTTTAGTTGTGCCTTTCGGCGCAAGGTCGGGGAAGTATTTTCTTGTAAATGCGTTGCGCTGTTCAATAAAGGTGCGTTTCCGCATAATGGGGTTGCCGTCCTTGTCTGTCTTGTCGGTTGGTATTTTACCCTCTAAAATATCAATAAGCCAATCTTCATCCTCTTCACCTTGCCGCTTGATGTATTCATAGATAAGCGGCAAAGTGATTTCCTTAATGTCTGTTACATCTTCCATTCTTTCAGGGGTTTTAATTTCTTCTGCCATTACTAACGCCGCCTTTCATTATTTATTGTTATCTTTATGATAAAGGCTTGATTTGTATTTGTCAATAGGAAAAGGCGGCTGAACAAGTCAACCGCCTTTCATTTATCATTTACTTTACTTTTTCAACGGAAGTAGCAACTACTGCAATATATTCAATCTCATTATTGACGACCCTAATTCCGTCAAACATACCTGTAACTGCTATCTCGTCACCAACTTCAACAGTGGGATAAGTAAAACAAGATACACGAATATCATCACATTCATATACCCAACTATCATTATATGCGTTATTCAACATATCATGATTTAGTACAGCGTCAGCGGCAGAGTATTGATTAGTGACAGTTGCGGTAAATTCGATAATTGTTTCTGTATTTACAAAAGTATCTAAAAACGCCTGTGCATCTTCTCTTACCATGTTTCTTATCTCATTTGCCTTGTAAGTAGTAGTTTCTCCACTTTCTACTACTGTGGCAGTAATTGTGTAGTTAGGTTTAGCTATTAGAATATTAGACACAACAAAGGCGACTAATAGCACAACCACTGCAATAAACCAACCTCGTAAAAAGATAGGTTTCTTGTTTTTTGCTCCACAATGAGGGCAAGCCTTTGCACTCTTTGCCATTTCTTTTCCGCAGGCTTTACACGGTTTAAGGTTTTTGTTTGTTGCTTGCTGTTCCATCTTTATACCTCCTTATTTTCTTGTGCTGTATAGTTCAAATGTCGTAAGGAAATAATAACACAGAAAATGACCACTGTCAACGTCGTAACGACGTTTTAGGCGAGTTTATTATCTACTCTATTGCCTCTACACTATACATAGTGAGGTGATAGCATGAAAGAGGAATATAGGGAACAGTATAGAAAGTTTGGATTAAATGTTGTATATTACAGAAAGGCGTTAAGAATAACACAGCTACAACTTGCAGAATTATTAGATATACAAAGAAGTCATATAAGCGCAATAGAATTAGGTAATGTTGGTATATCATTTGACCTTATCTTTAAGATGTGTGAGGTATTTAAGATAAAGCCTAAAGACTTATTTGACTTTAGGGACTAAGAAAGCAATAGTCCGTAAAGGTATACCTTAACGAATACAAGAAAACGGCAAGAAAAACCCTTGTTTTATTATTCGTATAAGTCCAAAAATTATTTGCGAATGTTCGCAAATAACGCTTGACTTTTACGAATAACAATAGTACAATAAAGACAGAAAGAAACAAGGGGGACAAAGAAATGGAAAGCCGCATTTATGGATATGCAAGAGTAAGCACAAAGGAACAATGCCTTGACAGACAGTTAATTGCACTTAGAGAACAAGGCATAGAAGAAAGAAATATTATTGTAGATAAGGAAAGCGGAAAAGACTTAGAGCGAAAAGGGTATCAAGCACTTATCAATACAATGTTGCGGCGTGGCGATACTCTGATTATTAAATCCCTTGATAGGTTAAGCCGCAATAAGTGCGACATTAAGAAAGAGTTAGAACGCTTTAAGGAAAACGGCATTAGGCTAAAAGTCATTGACTTGCCCACAACAATGATTGACTTTCCAGACGGTCAAGAATGGGTAATGGAAATGGTAAATAATATCTTGATTGAGGTATTAGGCACGATTGCAGAGCAAGAGCGCAACAGCATTAAGCAAAGACAGGCAGAGGGAATAGCCGCCGCCAAAGAGAAAGGTGCAGAGTTAGGCAGACCGAAAGCACAAAAGCCCGAAAATTGGGATAGTGTAATCGCAGAAATGAAAGCGGGGAATATTACAGCTACAAAAGCTATGGAAATGCTGAATATGAAGCGCACGACATTTTACAAACTTCTGAATAGCTGATAGAAATACAGAGCGGCTAACACGATGAAAAGTGTTAGCCGCTTCATTATGCCTAAATACCCTTGTCAGCCGCTCCCGCCGCCGCAGAGCCGCCGCCGCTCGTCTTTCCCTCTCTCCTATTGCGGTAGGGAAAAAGCCCGCCAAAAGCGAACACAGAGCCGCAGAGTGCGATTTTCCCGAAACGCTCCCCCCATCCGTCTGGTACGGGGGTAGGGGTGCGGCGTTGTCCGTCTGTATTGGAACATTGGGAAAGCCGCAGACACACAGGAAACAAAGGCGGCTAATACAGATGAAAAGGGAAAGTGGCGCAAAGCCGCTTATTTGCTCCAAAAAAATTTTTGAGGTATAATAGATATAGAAAGTAAGAGTTTGACCAAAAGCGTAAGAAAGCCTATTTTCATAAATCATTGTGGAATTACTTATGTTATGTGCTTTGTATTGGAGCGCATAGCAAAACTAATTCCATAATGAAAGGAAAAGAAAGCTATGTCTAATGCTATCCAGCAATAGAAAGTAGTTTATATTCGTTACTTAGCGGCTGAATGGGTAGCAGAGGAATTAGAAAGAGAAGAAAATACTTTTGGTGAAAGTTATGTAAGGCACAAGCACTATAAGAATAAAATCAAGTACGATAATAAACTATTTTCGCCAGAGGAATTTTTTAAGTACCTTTATCCGAATGAATACAAGAAATACCCTTATAGAGTAAAGTTCAAAGGGCAGTTAGCAAAGGATATTGAAAACTTGTCAGCTAATCGGCGTTGTTGCCTGATATATGATATTTTAGAATACCATTATCCTGATTTGGTAGAGATTGACGAAACAGAACAGGAACAAATAATAGAGTTATTCAGCTATTGTGATAATGAAAATAACTATGCAAAGAGCATTTATTATAAGCTACAATACAAAGATGGTGTTAGAAAAGTTGTAACTTTCGGGTGCGGCTTAAAGTATGACTATAAGGCGCATAGCAAGGTATGTTGTTATTATATTACAAGCGGCGAAAGCATGAGAATATATCACGGAAAAAAAATGAATTGGGAAGAATGGGAAAAGGCAATCACTTATCCGATAAAACATCATATCGTTAGAGGTTATTTTCCGCTTCCGTCTTATATTGCCTACTATAAAAGCCAGATACATTTTTGTAATATTCAAAGTTTCTATACAACAATGCCGATTGCTATAAAGAAGATATTGGAACAATGGATAAATGAAATGATAGAAATAGGCGATTTAATACCCATACCATTAAACGGCGATACAGGTAGTACAGAGCGCAGTTTTACAGTAGATTTCAACGATACAGAACAGATAGAAATAATACAAAATGTCGATATGAAAGTTAATACAGCGCAGTATAACAGGGATAATAACGCCGCTAAAGGTATTGAGCGAATGAGAAAACGCTATACAGAGATATTGACAGCCGAACAATACACAACAAAGGAATTAGAGCAATTAGACATTGACAAGAACGCACGAACAAGGCTTATAAAGAGCGGCTTATTATTGAGCGGAGGGCGTGGCGTGTACCTGAACAATATCAAGTAATTACTTCCGCTATTCCTTATGTCCGTGGGTACTTAAAATAAAATATATATAGTACCCACGGGCGCAAGGAAAAGCCGCTCCACCGCTCAAAAATCAATACCACAATAGAAAGGGGGCAGATTATGGATTTGCTTAGAGGTATGCAGTTACAGTATTTACTTAACGGAAGTAACAAGCCGCAAGACATAGCAACAAAGATGTTTATACTTCAAACGCAATTTAGCGAAAATAGCCTTGATATTGACAGTATTATCGGTAAAAGCGGAGCAGAAATAGCAAAACAATTAGAAAAAGCGATACAAGACAGCTTAAACAGATAAGGAAACACTATTTTTTCAAGATTTTTTTCATTTGATTTTGCCAAAAATGAGAAACTTCATTATATTTTCAAAAAAATCAAATGAAAAAATCTTAAAAGTCCTTTATTTACAAGGGTTTTAGCATTTGTGCAAAACAGAGAAATATATATTACGATTGGGAATCGTAAAGGACATCAAAACTACCCGTCTCCGCGAGCTTGCCCAGGCGGACAAAGAGGGGCGGTGCGTGGTGATGCCGTGCCAACCTGGGGATAAAGTTTCATACAAGAGTAGCACAGGGTTTTGGTGCAATGCGGTTATTAAGGATTACACGCCTGAAAATATATTTATCACGGCGGAGACTGAAATACCGAATGCAGAGCCATTAAGTCATACATTCTCGATTTTGGAAATTGAGGCCGCACTACGGAGGGAAAAGGAATGAAGGAGTACATTGAGAGGGCGATAGCTGTTAAGAAATTTGAAAACTATCGTCGCGATTGCGAAGAAGAAAACGACGAAAGAGCAGTACAGATTTTTGAGGATTGCGTATTCGAGCTTATGGATATCCCCGCCGCCGACGTTGCGGAGGTGGTGCGCTGTAAAGATTGCCAATATTACCAGGACGCAAAAATCAACAAGAAGGGATTTCTGATTTGCCCAGCGTCCGGAATGGAAATTACCGAAACGGACTATTGCTCTTATGGCGCTCGCATGGGCAAGCCAAGAATTTGCGAGGTGCTGGGGGTGGAGGTAAACCAGAACTTCCAGTTTAATGACTTCCCATTTGACGAGCCGAAAACTTATTTTGTCGGTGCAAATGGAGAAATCAGAAATGCACGTGGTGGAGAAGTAACCTCCAGCGAACTTTGTTACATTATCAACAACGCTGATTACATCATCCGCAAGCCCCGCTGGACGGAAGAAGAGATAGTGATAGCAGAGCTTATTTTGAGTTTATATGAGAGAAAAGACATTGTTTTTGGACGTTATGAGAATGGACAACTATGGTGGAAAGTAGGAAACAGAGCGAAAAATGATTTTCCAAATAAATTTTTCCCATCTATTCGTCCGAGCAATGAGTTTGATTTAATTGAGATCATCGGAGGCGCAGAATGAGAGAGATCCTTTTCAAAGCTAAGCGGCTGGATAATGGCGAATGGGTGGAAGGATATCCGGTATATGACCGTGCTGATTGCACCTTAAAAAGGCAAGGGAAATGCCAGTGCGCCCATGATGGTAGTCTAATTACGTTTTTCGGCTGGATTGATAACCTCCACGAGTACGATGAAGTTGAGGTTGACCCCTCCACGGTCTGCGAGTACACCGGAATAACTGATAAGAACGGAATGAAGATTTTTGAGGGGGATATCATCCATTGGGCGAACTGGAACGGCGAACAAAAAGAATCCCCTGTATGCTATGACCAAGAGTGGAATAGATTTTGTGTTTGGTTGAATGGCGCTGAAAGCATGGGCGTAAATATACATCTGTCAACGAGCGGAATTGAGGTCATCGGCTCCATCCACGACGGGGAGGGCTACGATGATGATTAAACTGCTTCTTTTTCTGGGCATCATCCTGTCTATTGTCAAAGCAAACGGATGGTTTATAGTCCCGATGCCTGTTTTGGTTTTCTGCTGGGTAGGAAGCTTCGTTTGCTGGATGATTTATTCGTATGCTCTTGGTGTAGGCGAAGGAGCCGCAAAAGAGATGAAAAAGAAAGTCCACGACGGGGAGGGCGGACAGCATGAGGGCAATGAATGACAATCTTAGCGATTGACCCAGGGGACAAGCAGAGCGCCTATTGCTTCATAGACAGCGAAGATTTACGTCCGCTGCGGTTTGGCAAAGCAGAAAATGCCGAGGTCCTTTTGGTGCTCCAGTTGGAGAAGTATGATCTTGTGGTCATTGAACGCTTGGCAAGCTACGGCATGCCGGTTGGACGCAATGTTTTTGAAACCTGCGAATGGGTGGGGAGATTCACGCAAGCAGCACAGAAGCCAGTGGACTACATATACCGCCAGGATGAAAAACTCCATCTCTGCCATGACAGCAGGGCCAAGGATGGCAATATTCGCCGCGCACTGATTGATCGATTTGCAACCCATGATCTAAAAAACGGGAAGGGAACCAAAAAGAACCCAGATTGGTTCTATGGGTTCTCTGCCGATGTATGGGCGGCGTATGCGGTTGGAATTACGTACATAGAAACAAAACTGAAATTGTAAACAAAGTGTTAAGATCGTCTAACAATTTGACCGAAATGGAGGGCTGCGATATAATTTAGGCAGGAAATGGTTTTATACATACGCAGGCAAAGAAAATTTATTTTCTTTGCCGCTATGTATAAAACAGAAGATTTTCTTCCTCCTTCGCCCGGCTCCGAGGCGGTCTCAATATCGGGCGTACCTCCTTTTTCTTTGGGAGCGAGAGCCTTGTTCTCGTCTCCCTATCACCCGGCCAGAGCGGATTTTGGTGCAACTCCAAAACGGGTGACCATTCCCAGCTGGGGAAATTTGATGGAAGGAGATTGTGCTTCTATCGAATCGGCAAATTGCTTTGCGGCCGCAAAGTGAACCGAAGCACGTACCATTCGCCATTTCACTGAAACCTGCGGTTGGAGACGCAGACCATTTCAGGGAAGGTACGTGCGGAAGTGTAAACAGGCCCGCGGAAAGCCTGACACAACCCGCAACATACCCCGCAAGGGGTATATCTGCCGCCCCGCGGTTGCAGGAGACGGGGGCGGCACAGAAAATTTGGACTGTAGAAGTAAATAGAGTGTCCTGATTTGTCGGGAAAAATGTGCCAACGGCATTGGGATGCAGCGATACTGCGAAGGCGCTGAAAAAGCATGAGGATGAAAAAATATGAGACTGGCCAAGCCCGGCGAAATGCCGGCTTTGCAAAAGAGCCTGGAGGATTAATCCTCCGGCTCCTTTGAGGCTTCTTCAATATACTTCAAGATAAATCGCTTAATCTCAGTGGTTGGCGTGGTTCCATTGGCTTTACATGCTGTTCTAAATGCTTCCAAAATATCCGGTTTGAGATCCAATGGAAAACGGACGTAGTTTTTGCGATTATACTTCTGCTGCGCCTTGTATTTACTTTCTGACATGGCGTATCACCTCCCATACATCCAGGAAAAAGACAATACCAGTTAGTGCAGCGGAGACATAAAATAGCCAACTTGTTTCGTTTCCAACTGCATAAACACAATTTGCAAAAAACAGAAGATAAATCACGGAATTTGACAACTTTATCTTGCTCATAAACAATGCGATGGGGTATAATAGTAGGGGTTGGGGAGGTTTTCCCTCCCCAGTCCCTTAGCCCTTGAGTATTGTGTAGACTACTAAGACAATGTTAGCGATGCCGGCAAGTATCTCAACAACTGTCTTGAAAATGTCTATCTTACTTTGGGGCTTTTTCTTTTTGGGTTTCCCCATCTGTTTCCCTCCTTTCTATGACTTAATTATAATACACGTACGTGTATATGTCAAGGGTTTATGAGAAAAAAGAGGAGAATCCCGCTTATTTTTTTCTTCTATGGAGAACTGCAATTGCAGGAGACAGGAGCAGGCAAAAAACACCGCCCTATGCGGGGCGGTGTTCTGAAGATTTAGTTTCGCTGCTGATAGATTGTCGTGAGGGCATCGGTGAGAACCTGCGAAAAGTTGATATGATGCTTTTCTGCAAATGTGTTGAGCCAAGCGGGGATCGTCAGATTTTTTCGTACCGATTTGCTCCCGTACTTTTCCGCATAGGCATCCATATCCAGAGTAAGCAGACTGACGAATCCACCGGCGTCCGGTGTGACGGTGCCCATGACGCTGGCAGGGGGAACCGGGTTCCCTTCTTCCAGTTCATCCAGCACCCAACCGCTGGCAGCGTCTTCCGCCATGAGAATGGCATCGGCCAATGTGGGGCCACCGGATACACAGCCCGGAAGATCGGGGACCTCTACCGTGTAGTTTCCTGTCTCCGGGTCTTGGTAGAAGCAAGCGGGATAGACCAATTTCATCATAAGAATAAGAACTCCTTTCCGGCGGGGCTTATTTCAGCCCCGCCTGCTTGAGGATTTTTTTCAGTAAGGTTGCGTCAATGGTGTCGCCGGCATGCTGGGGGATGGTAACCTTTCCAGGTTTTGTGGGGTGGACAAAGTGCTTGTGGCTTCCCTTTGTGGTTTTGTAGACCCAGCCATCCGCAGCGATCATTTTTTCAACGTCTCGCGGTCTCATGTCCTGTCCTCCTTACAAATATATTATACGCATTATGCGCATAAAAGTCAAGTGTTTTTTTGATGAAACTGGAGGAAAAATATTGTGTTTTCTTACAGCACGCACAAGTGGAAACGTTTGGCCGCAGGAATCCTGCGCCGGGATGGATACCGGTGTCAGGTGTCCAAGCGATATGGAAAGCAGGTCCCGGCAGAGGTGGTTCATCACATTTATCCAGTGGATGAGTACCCGGAATACGCATATTGCCCGTGGAATCTGATTGCATTGAGCAGAGCCGAGCACAACACGCTGCATGACAGAACAACCGGGGCGCTGACAGAGAAAGGGATGGCGCTCATGCGGAGAACCCGGATTCCCGGGGAACGGCGGGGAATTATTTGATCCCCCCCACCTCTCTCCGCGCTCTGTCATGGGACCGTCGGTGCCCTTGTGCGGCTTTTCCCATTCTGCGTGAAATTCCATCTTTAAGGGGTATAAAATGACCAAAACAAAGTGGAAAAATCGAATTATCAAACAATTAACGGCAATGGGGACCGATATTGACACCTATGAGGCGGTGATTGAGGCCCTGGCCGCCATCCTGGCGCAGCGGGACTGTACCAGGGAGGAGTTTGAACTGGACGGGGCCCGTTCGGTGATTGCGCATACCAACCAGGGCGGGTCCACCAACACGGTCAAGAACCCCTTGCTTGTGCTGTGGGATGATCTGAACAAGTCCGCCCTCGCGTACTGGCGGGAACTTGGCATGACCCCCAGCAGCTACCGGAAAATGACCGGAGACGTCATGCAAAAGGAGAAGCGGCCCAGTTTGGCCGCTGTGCTTGCCAGCATTGAATAGGACCAAGGCGAAAAACTGGCCGGAGGTCCTGGAGTACGCGCAGTCCATCCGGGATGGCCGAAAGATCGCCTGTGACGAACTGAAACAGGCGGTGGAACGGTTCTTCCACGACTTGGACAACCCGGACTACTGGATGGACCACAAGGCCCCGGAATTCTGCATTGGGGTCATCGAAAAGACCCTGTGCCACCAGCAGGGGGAACGCCTGGATGGAACGCCGCTGCGGGGGAAGCCTTTCCTCTTGGAGCCCTTCCACAAATTCATCATTTATAATCTGGTGGGATTTAAGCTCGCCGGGACCGAGCTGGTCAGATTCCATGAAGCCCTGATATACATCCCCCGGAAGAATATTAAAACTTCCTTCGCGGCTTCCCTGGCCTGGGCCCTGTCTCTGCTATATCGCCGCTCGGGCTCCAAAATGTACATTGCTTCGGCGGCCCTCATGCAGTCCATGGAATCCTATAACTTCCTGGCATACAACGTGCGCAGGATGGGGGAGGATGCCAAGGACGGTGGGTCGGTGCGGATCATCGACAACCACAACGAGCACAGCTTGTCGGCGGACCTGGGAGATGGCTCTCTTTATATCCGGGCCCTGGCCGCCAACCCAGACAGCCAGGATTCCCTGAACGCGAACATCGCCATCTGCGATGAGATTCACGCCTTTAAGCAGCCTAAGCAGTACAACCTTTTCAAGGAGGCCATGAAAGCCTATACCAATAAATTGCTGATCGGCATCTCCACTGCCGGGGACAATGAGCAAGCGTTTTTGGGACAGCGGCTGAAATACTGCCGGAAGGTGCTGGACGGGACGGTTACGGACGAGCAGTACTTTATTTTCATGTGCTGCGCCCCGGAAGGGGTGAAGGACGGGTCGGTAGACTTTACGGACCCGAACATCCACGAGATGGCCAACCCGGCCTATGGGGTGAGCATCCGCCCGGAGGAAATCCTGAACGACAGCCTCCAGGCACAGAATGACCCCCAGCAGCGCAAGGACTTTTTTGCCAAGAGCCTGAACGTCTACACCAACGCCATGGCGGCCTATTTCGACATTGAGGAGTTCCGCCGCAGCGACCAGGGGTATGACTGGACCCTGGACCAACTGGCCAAGCTGCCCATAGACTGGTACGGGGGCGCGGACCTGTCCAAGCTCCACGACCTGACCGCGGCTGCTCTGTTCGGGCGCTACAAAGGCGCGGACATCCTCATCACCCACGCCTTTTTCCCGGTGGTGGCGGCCCACCTCAAGGCGGATCAAGACAATATTCCCCTGTTCGGCTGGGCAGAAGACGGGTGGTTGACGCTATGCAACTCGCCGACTGTAAACCACTCTGACGTGGTTGCTTGGTTTGAGAACATGAGAAAACGTGGTTTCAAAATCCGGCAGGTGGGCCATGACCGGAAGTTCTGCCGGGAGTATTTCCTGGGGATGAAAGCGGCGGGATTCAAGGTCATAGACCAGCCCCAATACTACTATCGGAAGTCAGAGGGGTTTCGTTACATTGAGCAAAGCGCCAAGAACGGCGCACTGTGCTACCTGCACAGCGAAGCCTTTGAATACTGTGTGGAAAATGTCTCCGCGGTGGAGAAAACAGACGATATGATTCAGTATGACAAGGTGCAGCCGGAACACCGGATCGACCTGTTTGACGCCGCCGTGTTTGCCTGTATACGGTACTTAGAGAACATGGAGAAGCAGAAACGAGGCCGGGACTGGTGGGGAGCGGCCGAGCAGAAAGGGGTGACCCAATGAGCAAGAGAGGACGACAGAGAGCAAGGGCAGAGCCCGCCAAACCCCGCGGCAGCGCCGCATGGCTGTGTGATGCGGCAATGTTTGACACCCTGGCCTGCAGAGGGTATGTTAGCCTGGCGCACAATCCGGAGATCGCCGCCGGTGTGGACACCATTGCCCGGCTGGTTGGTTCGATGACCATTCACCTCATGCGCAACACGGAGGACGGGGACATCCGGGTTCGGGATGAACTGGCCCGGAAGATCGACATAACCCCGAATCGGTATACGACACGGGCGGGGTTTGTCCACTGGATCGTCCGCACCCTGTATCTGGAGGGCAATGGGAACGCCGTGGTCTACCCGGACACTCGGGCCGGTATCATCCGGGACCTGAACCCGATCCCGCCCGCTTTGGCCTCATTCATCCCTGATGGGTGGGGCTACAAGGTTGTTATATCGGGCCGGGCGTACAAGCCGGATAAGGTCCTGCACTTTGCGCTAAACCCGGACAGCCTCTACCCGTGGCGCGGGACAGGGTACCGCGTGTCCCTGGCCGCCGTGGCGGATAATCTGAAACAGGCGTCCGCAACGCAAAAAGGATTCCTGGAGAGCAAGTGGAAACCATCGTTGATCGTCAAGGTAGATGGCATGATTGAGGAGTTTTCCAGCCCAGAGGGACGGAGAAAGCTGTTGGAATCCTACGCCATGAGCGGAGAGGCCGGGGAGCCCTGGCTGATCCCCGCCGAGCAATTCTCCGTGGAACAGGTGAAGCCCCTGACCCTGTCGGACCTGGCCTTGGACGCCATGGTAACCCTGGACAAGCGGACGGTCGCCGCTGTTTTGGGCATTCCGCCCTTTGTGTTGGGGGTGGGAGACTTTAACCGGGACGCCTGGAACAATTTCGTAAATACGACCATCATGCCCCTGGCCCGGCTGATCGAGCAGGAGCTGACCAAAAAGCTGTTGGATGCCCCGGATTTGTTCTTTCGGTTTAATAGTTGGAGCTTGTACAGCTATTCCGTGACAGAGCTTGTTTCCGCTGGATCGGAGATGGTGGACCGGATGGCCCTGCGCCGGAATGAGTGGCGCGGCTGGCTGAACCTTCCCCCGGACCCGGAAATGGCGGAACTGTTGGCTCTGGAAAACTATTTGCCCGCGGATCGTTTGGGGGATCAGGGGAAGTTGGTACAAGGAGGTGAGCAGAGTGGAGCATAGATACCTTCCCATGGAGAACATGACCACCCGGGAAGAGGGGGATGAGCTCTATCTTGAGGGATACTTCGCCGTATTTAACGGGGTGTATGAGCTGTGGCCCGGCGCCACGGAGAGCATTGCGCCGGGGGCATTCGACGACAGTGTGGGGGATGACGTCCGCGCGCTGTTCAACCACAATACGGACCTGGTTCTGGGTCGGACCTCCGCCGGTACGTTGGAGCTGCGGCAGGATGCCCACGGCCTGTGGGGCCGGGTGAAGATCAACCGGGAGGACACGGACGCCATGAACGCCTACCGGCGGATTGCCCGGGGCGATATCACAGGCTGTTCCTTTGGCTTTGACGTGGCCGCCCAGGAGACGGACTACCGGGACGACGGGACGGTGCATTGGACCCTGACCCGTATTTCCCCGCTGTATGAAGTTTCCCCCTGTACCTTCCCCGCCTACCAGGATACCACGGTATCCGCCCGGAAGCGGGACCTGGACGAGATCAAGCGGAAGCGGGCCGAGGTGTGGAAGCACCAGGCGTTGGAGCGATTGCATGGTACTCAGTGAGACAGCAAGAAAAGCCATAGAGGCCATCCTCTCCAAGGGGGAACGGGTGGAGCTCGTTCCCGTCAAGGACGGCGTAAAGGTCTATATAGTCAAACGCCGGGAGGCCGCGATGGATACGAATTAAAAACAACTTTGGAAAGCCGGATAAGGAAACCGGGAGACCTCCCGCTTCCTCCTGATTGGAGCCGTATAACGAAACAGCGATTCCCGCGTCTAAGCGTTGATGCGGAAGAGCCGAGCGTGGCTGACTACCTATGTGGTAGTTGGTCACGCTTTTATTTTTTACCCGAAAGGAGACAACCAGATGCTGAAAGTTTTGATGCTCAAGCGCTCTCTGGACGCCAAGCGTGCCGAGTTGGCGGACCTGGAGCGCAAGGACGAGAGTTTTCAGACCCGGGAAGCCGAACTGGAAACCGCCATCAACGAAGTAGAACCCGGCAACGCCCAGCAGGAAGCCGCCGTTAACGCCGAGATCGAGGCATTTGAGGCGGACAAGTCCGCCCACGACACCGCCAAGGAATCCCTGCGCGGTGACATTGCATCCCTGGAGGCCGAGCTGGAGGAGCTGGAGCGGAATGCTCCCAAGCCCCCTGCCGCCGAAGAAACAAAATCCAAAACCATTGAAAAGAGAGGTGTAGCTACCATGCCTACCATCAACATCCGGTCGCTGCCCATGAGCCAGCGGGCCTTTGACGCCCTGCCCATGGAGCGCAGAGACGCCATGCTTTCCTCCTCCGAGGTGACGGACTTCCTGGGGCAGCTTCGCGCCATGAAGGGCCAGAGCCGCAGCATCACCGGCGCGGAACTGACCATCCCCATCGTTTTCCTGGAGCTGATTTCCGAGAACATGTACCGCTATTCCAAGCTCCTGAACCGGGTGCGCGTCCGCAATGTGACCGGCGAGGCCCGGCAGACCATCGCGGGCACCGTCCCCGAGGCCGTGTGGACGGAGATGTGCGGCGCGATCAACGAGCTGTCCTTCTCCTTCCACCAGATTACCGTGGATGGCTATAAGGTGGCTGGCTTTGTCCCCGTCTGCAACGCCCTGCTGGAGGACAACGACATCAACCTGGCCTCCTGGATCGTGGAAATGCTGTCTGAGGCCATCGGCCTGGCCATGGACAAGGCCATTCTGTACGGCAAGGGCAGCGCGTCCAAGATGCCCCTGGGCATTGTCACCCGACTGGCGCAGCAGAGCAAGCCCGGGGACTACCCCGCAAACGCTCCCGCTTGGGAGGACCTGCACACCTCCAACGTGATCAAGATCACCGATGCCGCTGCGACCGGGGCTGCGTTCTGGGCTGCGCTGATGGAGGCCACGGGTGCCACCTACACCCGCTACAATCGCGGCAATCTGTTCTGGGCCATGAACAGCAAGACCTATTCCAAGCTCAAGTCCAAGCTCATCACCTTTACGGCCACCGGTGACATCGTTGCCAACCTGTTTGGTACGCTTCCGGTCGTGAACGGGGACATTGATATTCTTGAGTTTATTCCTGACGGAGATATCATCGGTGGCTACGGCGACCTGTATCTGCTGTCTCAGCGTTCCGGCATGACCATCGACAGCTCCACCGAGGTGCAGTTTATCCAGGACAACACTGTCTTCCGCGCGAAGCAGAGAGCGGATGGTCAGCCCATTATCCCCAAGGCCTTTGTGGCCATCAACATTGAGAACAAGGCCGTGACCACCGCCATGGACTTCGCAGCAGACACCGCCAACGATGCCCAGCTGACCGCACTGAGCGTGGAAGGCGTGACGCTCAGCCCTGCCTTTGCCGCCGACCAGTACACCTACACCGGCGGTACCGCAGCAAAGAACGCGGGGAAAATTGAGGCCACTTCCTCCCAGCCTGACGCCCAGATTGCCATTGCGGTCAACGGTGAGAACCTGAGAAACGGCGGAACGGGGAAATTCACGGCAAGTGCCTCCAACACCGTGACCGCCACGGTCACCCAGGGCAACGCTGTCCGGGTGTACACGGTGACCTTCACCGGCGCGGCGGGGGATTAACCCATGGAGGTCTCCACTGTTCTGTCCTTGCTCCAGGTGGATTTGGGCGAGCTGCACCCCTCTGAGCAGCGGCTGGCCTATCTCACCCAGGTGATCCGCGCCGCCCAGTCCTTCATGGAAAGGGAGGGCATCTCCCTCAATGACAGTGTGGAGGACTTGCAGTTGGTGGAACTGTACGCCGCCTATCTGGTGCGCAAACGAGCCACCCAAGAGGCCATGCCACGGATGTTGCGGTGGGCCCTCAACAACCGGCTTTTTCACCAAAAGGCGCAGTCTGGGGGTGGTCCGGGTGTATGACAGCGGCACGCTGATTCTCCAGCGCGGGGTCAATACGGCCCCGCCTGGGGAAGCGCCGGTGATGGAGCTGTCCACGGCGTGGGAGAGCTATTACGAGGCCCGCACGGTTGGCGTGCAGAGATACTATACCGCCATGGAGCACGCCGCCCAGGCGGACGCGGTGGTCCGTGTGCCCCGTTACTACGGCATAGCCCCCGACACCGACAGGATCACCCTGTCCCCTGTGGATCACAAGGATACCGGGGTGTATAAGGTCCTCCAGGTGCAGCACGTCATGGACAACGACGGACTATCTGCCACAGACATCACGTTGGAAAGGACGGGAGCGTTGGATGGAAGCACTTAAACAGGCCCTGCTTGCCCTCACGCACAACGTGTACAACTTCACGGCTGCTCCCGGCACCGCTCCGCCCTATCTCGTGTGGCAGGTAGACGGGGGGAACGACCTCAGCGCGGGGAACGGCCACGCGGAGACCGCCGCCGTGGTGATTGTGGACCTGTTCACGCGACAGGCCGCAGACCCGCTTACGCAGTCTATCCCGCAGGCATTAGAGGGCATCGGCGCGAGTTGGTACCTCAACTCCACGCAGTACGAGACAGAGACGGGCCTATACCATTACGAATGGTACGTGGAGGTGGTGTGAGTGCCCAAGATACAGCTTAAGGGCCTGGATGATACCGTGTTTGTCCTCAACCGGCTGACCGACAAGTCAGAGGGGGTTATAAAGCGCGCGATCTACGACGGCGCGGGGATATTGGCTGACGCGGTCCGCGCCAACATCGACACGATCAAGACCGGCGGCCCCAGCGACTGGGAGCGCCGCAGACGAGAGACGCAAAAGGCGGGCCTCCGGGCCGGGCTTACCACCTTCAAGATTGAGGAAGCAGGCGGAACGATTGCGGGCGGCGTGGGCTTTGATGGCTACAACGAGCTGGGGCAAGCCAACCGGATGATTGCCCGGGTGTTCAACAGCGGCACGTCATTTTCCAGCAGACAGCCGTTCTTCGAGCGGGCGATCCGAAGCGCACGGTACGCAGCGAGACAGAAAGTGCTCTCAGAGATAGAAGACGAGATTGATAAACTGACGAAAGGATGATCAAGTATGGCAACGATTGGTTTGAGTAAACCCTATTATGCCCTGTATCAGGAGAGCGGCGGCACCGTGACCTACTCCGGGGGCGGTCTCATCGGCAAGGCCACAGAGATGTCCCTGGAGCTGGAGGGGGCGGACGCCAATATCCTCTACGCCGACAACGGCCCCGCCGAGAGTGACAACCAGTTCGCCGGGGGCACCCTGACCATCTCCACGGATGACCTGCTGCCCGAGCCCATGCTGGCGATTCTGGGCCTGGTGGAGGAGGAGATGACCTTGGAGGAGGCATCTACCGCCACCCCCAAATGGATTGTCTACAACGATGACCAGGCCATCCCCTACGTGGGGTTTGGCGGTATCATCAAGGCCAAGCAGTCCGGGGTGACCAAGTGGATTGCCGTGGTGCTGACCAAGATTCAGTTTGCCAACCCCGGGATCAACGCGGTGACCCAGGGAGAGACCATCGAATGGCAGACCAAGGAACTCACCGCCACCGTCATGCGGGATGACAGCACGAAGCACAAGTGGCAGATGCAGTCCACCCCCATGGACACCGAGGCGGACGCGGAGGCAGCGATTAAAAAGGCGCTGAACATCACAAACCCTAAGCCGGCCCTGGGCGCACTGACGGTTTCCAGCGCCGCAGGGTCTGTTGCAGGCAAGACAAAGCTGACTGTGACGCCTCCGGTCACAGGCGGAAACCACTATGGATATAAAACCGGCGCAACCGTCACACTGCCTGCCGCATACGGGGAGGATGTCTCCAGCGGCTGGACCAGTTGGAACGGCACGGACGAGATCACCGCCACCACCGGGCAGGAGATCGGCGTGGTAGAGGCCAATGCCGCAAATCAGGCGGTGGCAGCCGGAAAGGGCACCGTGGCCGCGAAGGAGGGCGAGTAAATGCGGACCGGAAAGATTACCATCGGCGGAAAAGACTATATCACCTGTCTGTCCACCCGTGTCCTGGTGGCCCTGGAGGAGCGGGGCGGGGACGCCGACCAGGAGCTTGCCCGCATCATGCAGGGCCGGAAGCTGGGAGACCTTTTTTGGCTCCTGGCCCAGATGATCGACGCAGGCGACCGCTATGCCAAACTGGAGGGGCTGGACAATCCCGGCTCGCTCACATTGGATGCGATTATGGACTGCATGGGGCCGGACGACTATGAGGCCATGACCGGGGCCATGGCGGAGACCGTCAAGGCGGGGACCACGTCCACGGTGGAGGCCAAGCCCGGCAAGGGCAGCCGAAAAAACGCCGAGGCCAGACCGGCGGAAGGGTAACGCCGGCCTGGTATCTATGGTACGGCCTCCAGGTGGGGCTCACCCGCCTGGAGGCCCTTGACCTCCCCTTGTCCGTGCTGCTTGACTTGATCGCGGTCCACCAGATCAAGACCGAGGGGGCGGAACACAAACCCACAAAAGAAGACGAAGCGCAGGCGTTCATGCGTCTGCTGACATTCCGGTGATGGAGGTGAATCGATGGCAACGGACGTATCAATCCGGTTGGGCGTCACCGGCGAGCGCGATCTTACCGCGGCGCTGAAAGGCGTGGAGAGCCGGATCAAAAATCTAAACGCCGAGATGAAAGCCGCCGTTTCATCCATGGCGGGCATGGACAGCGCCGAAGCCAGCACCGCCAAGAAGACAGACATTCTCGGCCGCTCTGTGGAGGCGGCGAAGGAGAAAATCGGCATCCTGTCCCAGCAGTACGACAAGGCCAAGGCAAAACTGGACCAGCTGGGAAATGAGCTGGACCAGGCCAAGGCCGCCTTTGGAGAGAACTCTGCCGAGGCCCTGAAGGCCGAGGCGGCGTTCAACCGCCAGGCCTCCACCGTCAACCACTTGGGCGCCAAGCTCAACAACGCCACAGCGGACTTAAACCGTATGGAGGCCGAGCTGCGGGACGTGGACAGCGCGGCGGACAAGGCGGGGCAGTCTCTTGATGATATGGGGACCGACGCCCAAGCTGGGGCAAACAGTCTAAGGGATGCCTTTGCCGGCGGTGCAATATCCGGCGCGGTGCAGTCGCTGATCGGCGGCATATCCAGCCTGGTTGAATCCACCGCGGAATACCGTCGGATCATGGGCAGCTTGGAGGTTGCCAGCGCGAACGCCGGATATACCGCCCAGGAAACGGCGGACAGCTACCGGCAACTGTACGGCGTGTTGGCGGATGAACAGTCAAGCGCCACAGCCCTTTCCAATCTCCAGGCGCTGAGACTATCGCAGGGAGACTTAACGACACTCATTGACGGAACCATTGGCGCGTGGGCTACCTACGGCGACAGCATCCCCATAGATTCCCTGGCGGAGGCCATCAACGAAACAATTCGCGTGGGCAAGGTAACCGGCACTTTCGCGGATGTCCTAAACTGGGCGGGGACCAGCGAGGACGACTTCAATAAATCGCTTGAGGGCGCAAACAGCGAGACAGAACGAGCAAATCTTGTCCTGAAGGAACTTTCCCGGCAAGGGCTGCCCCAGGCCGCCAAACAATGGCGGGAGAACAACGTAGCGCTGGTGGAAACCAACGAGGCGTCCGCTAATCTGAGTGATGCTTTGGCCAGGGCAGGGGAAGCTCTGTCCCCGCTTGTATCCAAAGTAAAAAACTTTGCAGCGGACATGGTAAACGGGTTTGTGGACATGGCGGAGAGCGGAAGCGCGGCCATCCCCGTCATCACGGGCCTGGCTACCGCCATCGGCGTGCTGGCTGCGGCTACCGTTGTCAAAAAGGTAGCGGAGTTGGCGAGCGGCTTGGGGTTAATTGCCGCTGCCGCGAATCCAATCACATTGGTCATTGCCGCAGCGGCTGGATTGTCGGCGGCTATCGTGACACTGACCAGGGACAGTGGAGATTTTATGAACTCCACCGAGGCGTTAAGCGCACGGTTTGATGAGACCGCCGAGGCGGTCAACGCCAGTGCGGAATCGTTCCAAACCCTCCAAGAATCCTCAGCACAGTCGATGTCTCAGGTACAGTCTGAGATGGGGCTTGTGGAGCAATATGTCGCCGAATTGCAGTCCATTACAGATGCAAACGGCAGAGTGACCGAAGGATATGAGCAACGGGCCAAATACCTGGCGGACTACATCAACAATCAAGTCCCTGGAGCCGTAGCCGCTTCCGGCTCTGAGGAGAACGCTATTTACAAAGTATCCGGCGCCATTGACAATCTGATTTTCAAGCGGAAACAGGAAGCCGCTTTGAACGCCTTGCAGCCTGCTTATGAGGAAGCGCTGACCAACCAATTACGGGCTTTCCAAGAGAGAAACGAAGCGCAGCGGGAATATAACGTAGCGCTGGAAAATGTAAACCGTTTACAGGAACAATCTAATAACTATGTCGGGCGGTCTGCTACGGAGATGGCCCAACTCAGAGAGCAGTTGAGAGCCGCCAAAGAACACCTGGCACAGACCGAGGAAACCCTGAATACAGCAAACGGTACATGGCAGGAGTATAACAACACCATTGCATCTTATGAGGGCGTTGCAAACGCAGCCATAGGAGACATGACCGCGTTGAATGAAGCCATTGCTCGGTCCTCCACAAGTGTTGTGCAGGCTACGGGGACAAATCAGCAGGCACTGGAAAAAGCCGTGGCCGAGATGCAGGCGGATTACCAGTCCATGATTATGTATGTGGCGGAGCACTGGGCACAGATGAGTGCGATGGAACAACAGGGCTGGCTTAGCCTGCTACAGCAGCAACGAACCGCGCTGGATACCCAGGTCAACGAGGCCAGAGAGGGCGGCGTACAAATTCCTACGGCAGTCGGCGAGGGCATGAACCTTGGTGGTTACCAGCTCACCGGCGCAGCGCAGGAACTATACCTCCAATTATTGCAGGAGCTGTATCCAGGTATCGAGGTGTCTGATATTGGCAATGCCTACGACGTTTTGCTGGCCAATGGCATCCTCTCTAACTCTGGACAAGTAAACGCCGCGGGGGTTACCACAGGACAAGAAGCGACAACTGGTTACAAAACCGGTGTTGAACAGAGCACTCCAGAAGCCAACGCTGCATCTGCCGACATGGTATATCAATCCAAGGCGTCTATGGACACTGCCGTGGACAATGCCAACTTCCAAGAAAGCGGCCAGACAATAGTAGGCAACGCGAAATCGGGCGCAGATTCGTCTAAACCTGACTTTATCACGTCGATTTCTGATCTCGCGCCAGCTGGAAAATCCGCGCTTGACGGTTCTATTGGCAGCTCGAATTTCCAAGGGTCCGGTCAGATGATAACCGATAACACGGATGCAGGCTATAAGGCCAATATGAGCAAGCTGTACGACACCATTCGGGCTCAAATCACCAACGCCAAACGCTCTGCCGACGCCAATGTACAGGTCTCGGACTTCCCCGGAGTGGGACGGAACATTGCGTCGGGTATCGCGTCGGGGATCACCAGCAATTCTTCTGTGGTGTATAACGCGGTGCGGCGTGTGATTGCACAGGCCAAGGCCGAAGCCAATGCCGCTGCGGACGCGCACTCTCCCTCCCGCTTATTTCGGGACGAAGTGGGCCGGTGGATTGCGGAAGGGATTGCCGTTGGCGTGGAGGATTACGCGAAAGACGTTTACAAGGCAACAAGGGACATTATCCCAGAGGTTGTGGACATTGCCAACGAACTAAACAACAAGCTCGTTGCCAAAGAAGAAGAGCTTACGAAGCGTTTAGAGGCTACCGGCCTGGATGAGGCCACGAAGGAATCCCTCAACGCCCAGCTCACCGCCGTAAAGGAATTCCGCAGTGAGTACGAAAAGGCACTCGCAGACATCGAGAAATCCCAGGATAGCATGGCCAAGAAATTGCAGGACTATGGGGATCTGTTTGAGGCCGTGAAAACGGAAACCGGCTCTTTCCTGGAGCTCAATGACCTGGAGGCACAGATCAACGGGATCGAACGCTATGGCGAGGCCCTGGAAGCCCTCAAGGCCCGGGGGGTGTCGGACAGCCTGCTGGATGAGATTGTGGGGATGAACGTGGAAGACGCCACAGCCTACACGGAAAAGCTCTTGGCCATGACCGACGACCAGTACACCGAGTATATGGCCCTCTGGCAGCGGAAACAGCAGGAGGCCCAGGCCATTGCCCAGACGTTTTACCAGGATGAAATGGACGCCTTGGGCAAGGAATTTGTGGACAAAATCCCCCAGGAACTGGGCGATGTCAAGGATGAAATGCGGTCCATCGGCGTGCAGGGGATTCAGGGCATGATTGATGGGATGTATTCCAGGAGCGGGGCCCTGTGGTCCGCCGCCGCCTCCATTGTGTCCCAGGCCATTGCCGCCATGCGGGCCGCCGCCGACATCAACAGCCCATCTCGGGTAACGGAAAACCTGGTGGGAAAGCCGCTGGCCCAGGGCATTGAGGTGGGCTTTCTGGACACCATGGCCCGCGTGAGCCACAGGATGGCGGATACCATCCTCACACCCTTCCAGTCTGTGACACGGGGCGACCTGCTGGACGCTGCGGCGGGGGTGGTCAATGGCAACGCCGGTCTGGTGCTGGCCGGGGCCGGAACGGCGCAGACCATCGTAATTCCCGTGCAGCTTAACGGCAAGCAGATCGCGGAGGTTGTGTATGATCCCCTCAAGCAAGTGGGACGTCAAAGGGGGGATTGATATGGACCATATTGTCATCGGCGGCATCGCAATGCCCCGGACCAAAACCCTGGAAGTGGGCGGATACTACGAGAGCAAAGAGGCTGTCATGGCGTCCGGCAAAACGGTCCGGGACGTGTTGGGCTGGCGGGTGGAACTCACCGCCTCCTGGGAGTGGGTCCCCGCCGGTCTCCTGACCCAGCTTGTGCCCTTGGTGCGGGGCGGTTCCTTCGTGCAGATCGAGTATCCCGACGCCACCGGGGCCACGGCAGCGGGCACCTTTGCCGTGGAGATCGGCAGCCAAAAGATTTTCAAGTTTGTGGACAGCGTGCCCATGTGGTACAACGTGGAGCTCACCGCCACAGCCCAGGAGGTGGTATGAGTGGTCACAATGCCCGATACCTACGCGCCCTACACCGACACCCGGCGCGTGGAGCTGTCGTTTACCTTTGGCGTGGTGGCACCGGACGCGGCGGCTCTGGCGACGCCGAATGCTTCCGGGAATTCTTCTGTGTCCCAGATCAAGCAGTCCGTGGATGCGGTGGAGGAGATGAGCGGGGACTACACGTCCCTGGAGAAGAATATGTGGGTCCTGGATGGGTCTAAGGCGATCTATCCGTCCCCGGTGTCCAGCGTACAGACAGGCTGGAACAGCGATGCCATATCAGGGGATGACGGGTCCTATGCTTCCCCACCGTGGCTGGAGTTCTCCTTCCCGTCCAACCAGGATAGTTTTGGGTTCACCTTGCTTTTTGACAACACCCAGCCGGACAACCACCCTGCCCAGGTGGTCACCACGGTCTGGGACGAGAGTGGGGACCAGATCGGGACGGTGACGACAAAGCCGGACAGCTATTTCCATGTTGTCAGTCTGCCGACGCAGAACTACCGGCGGGTGCGCTTCACCTTCAATAGCTCCAGCATACCGCACCGGCGCGTTCGAGTGTGCGGAATCCGCTTTGGCATTAAATATAACTATGACGTTGGCAGTATATCCGGCGTGGAGGTCCGGCAGTCTGTTTCCCCCTGGGCGGAAAGTCTGCCCTCCGCCGAGGTGGATGCCACGATCGACAACTCAGACCAACTGTACAACATGGTGAATCCGTCTGGGTTATATGCCTATCTACAGGACGGACAGTATATGCAGTGGACACTAACGGTAAATGGACAAGACGTACATATGGGACAGGCCTATTTTACAAACGCGGAAAGCGAGGACGGTGGTCTCACCGCGTCTATCACTTTTAATGATTGGTTATATGCCCTTGATAATGTTGAGTACACCGGAGCTGGCACCGGCACCTGGACGCTCCAACAGGCTGTCGCGGCGTTGCTTGCCGCTGCGTCAGCGGAGTTTACAGCTGTGTATGAGGATGGTTTGGCAGCCGTGGAGATTGCAAACACCGTCCCACAGGGGACCAGTATCCGCGAGAGCTTGCGGCTGTGCGCTCAGGCAGCCATGTGTACCTGCTATGTGGACCGCAATAACGCCCTGCACTTCTTCCGCCCGGTCCTGAAGGATCGGGTAGACGAGTGGTCTCGGGATGTGCAGCACGGGGATGCCCAGGTCAAGGTGGGTCAGATGTACAACGCAGTCAAGCTCACAGTCAGCGTGGACGCAGCGGGAGAGGATTTGGTGTACTACGCAAAAAATATAGCCACGGATGACATGGAGAGGATGTACGAGGTATCCAATCCCTGCGTAACCGCTGCCATGGGCAACCAAGTGGCTGCATGGATACTCGGTTGGGTGCAGCGTCGGGTGTCCTATGAGGCCACCGTGCGGGGCAACCCCGCCGTAGATTTGCTTGACACCGTGCAGATCAACGACGTGTACGGCGTCAACGGCGAGGCTGTGGTAACACAGCTCAATTACAGCTATGATGGGGGGCTGACATGCGATGCCGCAGCAATTAGATAAGCTCATTTTTGACCGGACCGCCGCCGACGTGGCGCAGCTCAAGGCCGTGACCGCTAAGCTGGTAGACAGGACCGCCACAGCGGAGGAGCAGGCTGCCTTCCTGGCCGGGATGAAAGGGGCCTACAACGACACGGACCTAAACCGTGTCGGGGCCGCTGTGGCGTACCTCACAGCGCGATTGGGGTCCCTGGGGTACCACGTCAACACCATGCCGGTGACAGACTGGCAAGAGGGAGACATACCATCGCCCGCACAGATGGCGCAGTATCTGGCCAATATTGCCGCCTTGCGGGACCGTCTCCCCTACGTTGCTCCAGACACCCCGGAAGATATGGAGGGTTTAACCTACCAGGAGGCCAACGCCATAGAGGAGATATTGTACACATTGGAGGACGTGTTGGAGGCCATGCAGGTGGCTTTTCTGACCAGGCAGGCCAATACATTATTTATGATTGCAGGAGGTGTATTTAATCATGCGTGATAGATTGCCGACGCCGGGAAAAGAGAACCGGGTGCGGATCACCCTGGACAACGGCCAGGTTGTAGAGGGGGTCCTATCCTATGCGGATGACGCCACACAAGAGGGCAGCACATACACCAAGGGCAATGTGCTGCCGGATTCCCTGTGTGATACCTTGGGGATTGATCCGGAGAGCAGTGAGCCGAAAGATGCGTTTTTGGCCCTTCGCACGTACAGCGGCGCAAAAGAGAGTACCTTTCAAAAGTTGATGACTGGGAGGTTGATTTAATATGGGAATGCAAATTTTTGAGAGCAGCGGAACCTTTGACCCTGCCGTTCATGGCCTGAAAATTGGTGATGTGTTGCAAATTGTTTGTGTTGGCGGCGGCGGTGGCGGCGGTAGTGGAAGCAATGGCGGTGGTGATGCTGGTAAAGCGGGGAGTTCCAGAGGAGGATGCTTAGGCGGCGGTGGTGGCGGCGGCTACGGCGGTGGCGGTGGCGGCGGTGCTGGCAGATATCCTGATAGATATGAGGCCAACGGCGGTGGTGGCGGCGGTGGTGGCTTCGTTAAATTTGCAACCCACACGTTAAATTCCCTTGCGTCAATTCCGGTTACAATAGGTTATGGAGGAAAAGGAGGCGCAGCAACGGACCATGAAGAAGAACCACATCCCGGAAGTAGTGGTGGGACTTCATCGTTTGGCAACATTGTAAGCGCGGCCGGTGGTGGCGGTGGTGCTGGTTCTGGGAACGGAGGAAGTGGCGGCAGTAGCGGAGGTTACGGAGGAAATGCCACAGAATGGCAAAACTCTTTGCTTGAATGCGGAGGAGGTGGCGGAGGAGGTGGCTATGTCATTGGCTCCAACATCGTTGGAGGCGGTGGCGGGACCGGCGGAGATTCCTTCGTTTCAGGCGGCAACGGTAGCGGTAACGGTGGCGGTGGGGGCGCAGGATGCTCATATATATCAACTGACTGGAGAGTTTTCCCAACAAACGGAAACAGTACCTTCGCTGGCGGTTCTGCGGGCTCTGACGGTGGACCTGGCAGCGGTGTCGTCGTAGTCACATGGTAAGGAGGAGAAGAGAATGTATATTTTACTTGAAGATAACAAGGTGAAAGAAATCATCCCGGACATTGACCCCATTTTCCCCGGTATCCCTATCGAGGAGAGATACACCGCAGAATTTGTCGCCTCCCTGCTCCACGTGGAGGACGGGACAGAGGTCCGGCAGAATTGGATTTATGACCCTGAGACAGAGACCTTCTCTGCACCCCCTAAACCGGAGCCGAAACCAGAACCTGAAATGATCTCCACCACGGAGTTGGATGCCGCATATCAAGAAGGAGTGAATAGCTATGTCTAATCAAATTTACTTCGATGCGATGAAAGCCAAAGGTTTGGCCGATGCTGCTGACTTGCAGGAGCGGTCTTCCTCTCTAGATGGGACAGCCTTATATGCCGAAGAGGATAAGATTCCCGACTTTGCGGAGGTTGTGAAGGTCAGAAACATGCTGGAGCGCAAGGCGGGCCAGAAAGATGGCTTTGTCTGCCGGTCCACCGCCGGGCGGGTGGTGCGTCTCCTCCAGGTTTACGACAGCGAAATTTATCTCCAGGAGCCGGAGGAGCTCCCCGCCCAGTGGGGATTTGTCTGGTCCACCGACCCGGACAAGGCGCTGCCCTTCCTCTCCCTCTCCACTTCCCCCTACGCCAAAG